TTCTGCTGTTTGGGGAAGTGGAATCACAACTGGTACTAACTACACAATGCTTGGATATCAGTCATACACAATGGCTGGTGGTGTAGATGGATATGCTGTTGATGCTGGTGATCTAACTGCTGGTTACGATACATTTGCTGATACAGAATCAATCAATCTAGACTTCATCCTTGCTGGTCCTCTTCTAGGAACCAGAGTAGATTCAATCACAGTCGCACAGAAGTGTGTAAACATTGCATCTGCACGTAAGGATTGTATGGCATTTGTTTCACCTTATGCTGGTGCAGTTATCGGTACACTTGCTACAAGCACTGATGCACAGAGAGATAACGTAATTGACTTCTTTGATGGAGTTGGTTCTTCTACATCTTATGCAGTGTTTGATTCTGGTTGGAAGTACATTTACGACAGATTCAATGATACCTATCGCTACGTACCTTGCAATGGTGATACTGCTGGCTTGGCTGTTCAAACCGCTAATGACCTAGATCCTTGGTTCTCACCAGCTGGATTTAACAGAGGTAACATTCGCAACGTAATTAAACTTGCTTATACTCCTGGTAAGTCTGATAGAGACAAACTTTATCAAGCACGTGTAAACCCAATTTCTAGCTTCGAGGGTCGTGGTACTGTTCTCTTTGGAGACAAGACTGCACTCAGCACACCTAGTGCATTCGATAGAATTAACGTTCGTCGTCTGTTCTTGGTTGTCGAGAAGCAAGTTGAGAACCTCGCTAAGAATGTTCTCTTTGATCTAAACGATGACGTTACACGTTCATCCTTCGCTAACGCTGTTGGTGGTTATCTTCGTGAGATTCAAGCACGTCGTGGTCTAACTGACTACCTCGTAATCTGCGACGAGACAAACAACACAGGCGATGTCATAGATCGTAACGAGTTTGTTGCTGAGATTTATCTTAAGCCTTCTCGCTCTATCAACTTTATTACAATTACATTCGTTGCTACCCGTACTGGTGTAAGTTTCGATGAGATTGTTGGTAGATAGAGATTCACTCCTACTAAATAAATTTACAGAGGTCAATAGCAAATGGCAGTCACAAGTAATGTAAAGGACTTCCTCTCGAAAGTACGGAGTGGAGTCAAGCCTAATCTGTTTAGGGTCAAGTTAGATTGGCCAGCAGGTTTGGGTGTATCACAGTCAGACAGGGAACTTGGATCTTTCCTATGTAAGAGTGCAGCACTTCCTGCCTCTAACTTAGGAGTTATCGACGTTCCTTTCCGAGGAAGAGTTGTTAAGGTTGCTGGAGACAGAACCTTTGATACTTGGTCAGTTACTATCGTTAATGATACTAACTTCAGACTTCGTAATCTCTTTGAAGGATGGACACAATCAATCAACGCACACGAAGATAACGTTGCTGCATTGGTTAACCCTGATGGTGGTGGAACTGGATACACAAAAGATCTTGTAGTGCATCAACTAGGACGTAATGGCGAAGATCGTCAGGACAACTACATTAAGACATACAAGCTCTGGGGATGCTTCCCAACTCAGATTTCACAGATTGATCTTGCATATGATAGCAATGATCAGATCGAAGAATTCACTGTTGAATTCCAAGTTCAGTACTGGACAGCAGGTGACAACCCTGAAGAGTATAATAACGGCATAACTTAATCGACTAAATACCTTTATAGGAAAAGGTATTACACCTTATTATGGCTCAATTATTTGGATTCTCAATTAAGAGAAAGGAGGGACCGAAGGGTCAATCCCCAATCCCTCCAAGTCAAGATGATTCGATCACCACAATTGCTGGTGGTTACTTTGGACAATATGTAGACCTAGATGGCGGTGCGTCAACTCGTAATGAGTACCAGTTGATTCGCCGCTATCGTGATATGGCCCTTCATCCAGAAGTGGATACGGCTATTGATGAAGTAGTTAACGAAGCTATTATATCTGATCTTGATGATACACCTGTACAGATAGAACTATCTAATTTGAATGTAGGTGAGGGTATTAAGACTAAGATAAGAGAAGAGTTTGAAAATGTTAAACGTCTTTTAGGTTTTGAACAAAGAGCACACGAAATTTTTAGACGTTGGTACATCGATGGTAGACTTCACTACCATAAGGTGATCGATCTCAATAATCCTAAGTTAGGTATTACAGAACTTAGATATATCGATCCACTTAAAATAAAAAAAGTGCGTGAGATGAAGAAGAAGGATGATCCCAATGAGGCACGTAGGGCTGGAAAAGAACCTACGGTTATGGATCTAGACTTCGGAAATCACGAAGAGTATTACATCTATAATCCAAAAGGATTCCTCAATATGAATGGCCCTGAGCAAAAGGGTATTCGTATGGCACAGGATTCTATTGCACACGCTGACTCTGGACTGCAAGATTTAAACCAGAAGATAACCTTATCGTTCTTACACAAGGCTATCAAGTCACTCAATCAACTTAGAATGATTGAGGATGCACTAGTTATCTACAGATTATCCCGTGCACCTGAGCGTAGAATCTTTTACATAGATGTTGGCAATCTGCCTAAGCAGAAAGCGGAGCAATATCTCCGTGATGTAATGAACAGGTATCGTAACAAACTTGTATACGATGCTAACACTGGTGAAATCAGAGATGACAAAAAGCATATGTCGATGCTTGAGGATTTCTGGTTACCACGCAGAGAGGGTGGTAGAGGCACAGAGATCTCTACTCTTCCTGGTGGGCAAAACCTTGGTGAGTTAAAAGATGTGGAGTACTTCCGCACTAAACTTTTCAAGTCGCTAAACTTACCCCCCAGTAGACTCGATGGAGAAAAAGGATTTAGTCTCGGAAGAAGTAATGAAATTCTTCGTGACGAACTTAAATTTTCCAAGTTCGTCGGTCGCTTGCGTAAAAAGTTTTCTGTTCTGTTTGATGATCTTCTAAAGACTCAACTCGTTCTTAAGAGAGTTATCTCTCTAGAAGAGTGGGAAGAGATGAGAGAGCATATTCAATATGACTATCTCTTTGATAATCACTTCAATGAACTGAAAGATGCGGAGTTAATGAACAACCGTCTAGACTTAGTTGTTAAGATGGAACCTTACATTGGACGCTACTTCAGTGCAGAGAATATTAAGAAGAAGATTCTTCTTCAATCTGATACGGAAAGATTAGAAATCGAGAAGGAAATTAAGGCAGAACGTAGTTCAGGCTTGATACCAAGCATTGTTCCTATTGATGCAATCCTTCCAGAAAATCAACCTGAAACACCGTCTAGTAACTTAGATAGCTAAATAAAAATATATTCTGATATATTATGGATAAAGTAACACCAGAAAGTTCCGCACGTGCAGCAGTTGATGCTGTAGCAGATGGGAACCGTGCTGCTGCTGTTGATGCCATCAATAAAATGATGTTCGACAAGTCAGCAGAAACATTAGATACGTATTCGGATGTCCTTGCCAAATCTTATTTTGGTGGTATGGAACTTCCTGATGCTCCTAATGAAACTCCAGAAGCGGAAGCCCCAGGCACTCCATCTTCTGTAGAACCAGAAGCAAATTCAGAACCCCAAACTGATGAAACTGATAACGGAAACTAATACTGAGGGTCTTAATTACCTGACTGAAACAAAGAACGGTAAAAAGTCTCAATATATTGAAGGTGTCTTTTTACAAGGCGAACTTAGGAATCGTAACAATAGGGTCTATCCTATTAACATTCTTGAGCGTGAAGTAAACAAGTACATCGAAGAGCACGTCAATAGAGATCGTGCTGTTGGAGAGCTTGGACATCCAGATGGTCCTACTATTAACTTAGATAGGGTATCACACCGTATCGTTTCCCTTCGTAAAGAAGGAAATAATTTCATTGGTAAGGCTAGAATACTAGGCACACCAATGGGAAAAATTGCACAAAACTTACTCGACGAAGGCGTACGTCTCGGAGTTTCATCCAGAGGTCTTGGTACCGTGGATAAACGTGAGGGCACAAGTTTTGTCCGTGATGACTTTATGTTAGCAACCGCCGCCGATATCGTGGCTGACCCCTCCGCACCTGATGCTTTCGTAGATGGCATAATGGAAGGTAAGGAATGGTGTTGGAATAATGGTGTCGTAAAGGAGGAAAAGATTGCTAAATATCATAAGTACATTGCTGAAAGTGAGCTTCGTGCCCTAGAGTCACGGAAACTCCAAGTGTTCCAAAACTTCCTCGGAAGTTTGTAATATATAAATAACTCTTAGACATAAACAGTATAAAAGCTTAACAGAGGTCAACCCCGATGTCCGAAATTTTGAACGAAAAGTTTGAGGAACTTATTAGTGAAGCAGGACTTCCTAGTGCAACAGTTCCTGGGAGCGAACCAACAGCCCCATCCACACAGAGTAAAACTGCGGTAAACGCAAACGCAGCTGCTGGTGATCAGGCTTCAGGTAAAGTAGATCCTTCATTGGTGCCTGGTCAGGCAATCCAAGATTTAGGTGGACCTACACCTACACATAATCACCCTCGTGACGATTCCAACAAGTTGGATAAGAATGCGACTAAGGACGCAGTGAGCGATCCTCAAACAGGTGGTGGTAAAGATGAGCCATCTGGTTCTGATCCTAAGCTTGCTGACAAGATTACTTACGGTACCAAGAAAGAAGATATCGAAGTAGATCTAAGTGCTGACGTTAAGGCACTCTCCGAAGGAGAAGAACTGTCAGAAGAGTTCTTGAAGAAAGCATCAACAATTTTTGAAGCAGCAGTAAAATCTAAAGTTGTTTCTATTGTTGAAGAACTCGAAGTACAGTATAGCGAAAAGCTTGCTGAGAACACCGAAGAAATTCGGAAGTCCTTGGCCGAAGAAGTTGATGGTATCTTGAAGTATACTTCTCAGCGTTGGCTAGAAGAGAATCAAGTTGCTATTGACACTGGTCTCAAAGTTGAGATCACTGAGTCGTTCATCAAAGGTCTGAAAGGACTCTTTGAAGAGCACTATATTGACGTGCCTGAGGGCAAAGAGGATGTTCTGGAAACTATGAACACTTCGCTTCGTGAAATGGAAGACCGCCTCAATGAACAGATTGATGCGAACGTGAAATTGTCAAAACAAATCTCTACTCAAGTTAGAGGAGGCATTGTCTCCGAAATGAGTGAAGGACTTACAGATACACAGAAAGAGAAGTTCGCTGATCTTGCTGAGGCTGTAACTTTCAAAGACGAGAAGTCTTACAGAGAAAAACTATCCACAATCAAGGGATCATACTTTACTGAGAAAGCACAAGTTGCTGAAGAAGTAAAAGAAGAGCCACTTGAAGGTGTCAGCACCGAGTACGCACCAGTTATGCAAGCATATCTGAATGCAATCGGAAACGCTGTTAAGTGATTTTAATATTATAACATCAACCCCTTAAAAGTAATAAAGATGGACACCCGTCAATTACAGGAAAAGTGGGCACCTGTTCTAGATCATAAAGATCTATCCGAGATTAAGGATTCTCATAGAAGGCAGGTCACCGCTTCAATCCTAGAAAATCAAGAGAAAGCTCTTAAAGAAGAGCACGGTATGCTAAATGAAGCTGCTCCAATCAACTCTGTTGGTGCAGACGGTCTTAAGTCCTCTCACGGTTCTTCAGGTCTTGCAGGTTTCGATCCAATCCTAATCAGCTTGATCCGTCGTGCTATGCCAAACCTCGTTGCATACGATGTTTGTGGTGTACAACCAATGAGTGGTCCTACAGGACTTATCTTCGCAATGCGTTCACACTATAACGACAGAGATGGTGCTGAAGCGTTGTTCAATGAGCCTAACCCAGGTTTCTCCGCAGTTGGAGACGCTTCTGGTGCGAATGCTTATGATCCTACAGCTGGTTACGTAGATCCAGGTGGCGGTGGCACAGGTGCCGCAGCTGCTGCTTCTGCTGACAACACTGCTGAAGGTAACAACCCTGCTATCCTCAATGATGGTACCACATATCCTTCTGCTGGTACTGGATATCGTTACGAGAACACAGCTGGTAGTGCAAGAGACTATCTAGAAGCATTAGGAACATCAGGTTCTCCTGATTTCCGTGAAATGGCTTTCACAATCGATAAGGTATCGGTTACTGCCAAATCACGTGCTTTGAAAGCAGAGTACACCTTAGAACTTGCTCAGGACTTGAAAGCCATTCACGGTCTTGATGCTGAAACGGAATTAGCAAACATTCTCTCTTCTGAGATACTTGCTGAAATTAACCGTGAAGTTATCAGAACTGTTTATCTACAGGCAAAAGTCGGAGCACAAAACAACGTTGCAAACGCTGGAATCTTCAACCTAGACACCGACAGTAATGGTCGTTGGTCCGTTGAGAAATTCAAAGGTTTGATTTATCAAATCGAGCGTGATGCTAACGCAATCGCACAGCAAACTCGTAGAGGAAAGGGCAACTTCATCCTTTGTTCTGCTGACGTTGCTTCTGCACTTAATATGGCTGGTGTTCTAGATTACACACCTGCTCTATCAACAAATGGTCTACCTGATGATACAGGTAATACATTCGTTGGAACACTTAACGGTGGAGTTAAAGTTTACGTTGATCCATATTCAGCGAACTTGGCTAACGACCACTTCTATGTTGCTGGTTATAAGGGTTCATCTCCTTATGATGCAGGAATGTTCTACTGCCCATATGTACCCCTACAGATGGTTCGTGCAGTGGATCAAGGATCCTTCCAACCTAAAATTGGATTTAAGACAAGATACGGAATCGTTGCTAACCCATTCGTCTTCAAGGCAGATGGTTCAACAGTTGGCGAAGACGTTCTTTCCAATACAGGAACTGGACGCAACCAGTACTACAGACGTGTACTTGTTCGCAACCTTATGTGATCTGTTATCACAATACATCAAAAGAGACTCCTTGCGAGTCTCTTTTTTTATGGTATAATATAAATATGAAAGAAACTTCACACTACTATTCCAACGACGACAAGCGTTCTGCCACGGTGGTAAAAGATGGAAAACGATTCGGAGCAATTTGCGTGGGATACGATAGAAGAGTCCTACGTACGAAAGATTTTTTTGAGGGGGTTAGTTCTACTCATACTAGCTACTTCGATGGTTTAGCAGATGCAGAAAACTTTGCGGAAAACTGGGTATTATATCAGGACTAAATACTATTGTAGCGATCTGGTTTTGTAATGCCAGCCCAATGGGTTAGTCAACAGTTATCTAATAGAAATTTTCTTTCACCAGTTGGTTTTAAACTGGAGTTAGATCTTTTTCCTGAGACAGATTTTCTCTGCCAACAAGCAGCGATACCTGATATCTCAGCTATTATAAATGAAGTGTCAACTCCTAGAAGAAGGTTACCTATACCTGCTTCTGGTGGAACTCAGTTTGGTGATTTAGTAGTCACCTTTCTAGTAGACGAAGACATTAAAAATTATATTAAGTTATGGAATTGGATTAACGATACCACTACAGCATACGAACCTGATTCAAATAAAGAAGTAAACTTCGCTACAGCACAGTTATTTGTATTAACTAACCAGTTAAATACTAATTTCTATGTTAACTTTAATGATGTATTTCCTGTCTCTTTAACG